CCGAGCTGATCGCGACCGTGGTTCGGAACGTCCTGCCCTGGTACGCCGCGACCCTCGTCGCCGATCTCGCCCGCGCGGGCCGAACCCCTGATTGGATGCCCGATGCCCGCCCGAGGCTGAAGCCGGAGGACTGGACGGTGAACCGCTGCGGCCGCCACGCGAAGACGGCGGATGCCGCCACGCTGGGGATCGAGGGCTGGCAACCGATCCCCCGCCGCAACCGCAAGGGCGTGATCGTCCAGGACGCGGTGCGCTTCACGCCCTGCCATTGGGATCCGACGCCCTCGCAGATCGCGGCGGCGCGCCGGGCTTACCTCGACTGGTGGGGCTATCTGCTGGCGGTGCAGGCGGCTTTGACGGGGGCGGACCTGACGCGGATCGAGGTTACGCGAGACCTGCCGCCGATGAGGCCGTGGAATCAAATCTAGCTTGGTGCGTCTGCATCGGTGTGCGAGCCATTCTGCCCCTCCCGTCGACCTCTGGTTTGACTTACGGCATTGCGTTTAGTTGCGTGCTCACTTGGTCTCTTCAATCGCTTCTGCAATCCTGACCCATTGCGCGAACGAGTGTTTCGATATCCGTCATTGTGGCATAGAATACCTGCTTCGAATTGTTGGGGTGGAGGGCTGTGGGTAGGTCATCCGTAGTTGCAGTTGGAGCCGAGAACATCCCTTGGTTCTCTTGCGCGCGCCCGATTTGTGCGTAGGCATTCAAGGCTATTTTTGTTTCAGGGCTGAGCTCGGACCAGATATCCTTTAGGTCACTTTTCAGCGTGCCTTCTATAGCTGCACCTAAGTTGGCGTCTGTTAAGTAGAGCAGATGCTCAGCTGACATTGTGAGCGTGGCGATTTTAGTAGCTCGTGGCGCAGGGCAGAATACACTCTTAAAGTCGCTCCGCCCAATCATGAGTTGCGAGACTTGCAGCCCAGCGACGATCACGATCCCAGAGCTCGAGCGATTGGCGGCCGCTCTGGCCGAGTAGTTGGCGCCAACGTTTCCGCCTGCATCGGTGCTCGCGGAACCAAGCCAGCGAAAAATGAAATAGTTATTACTCTTTATCGTCTCGCTTATTTTCGCAGCGCTCGTCAAAACATCACGTGCAGTTGAGTTTGCCGCTCTTTCTTCACCTGCAGCATCTTCCGTGATAAGCTTGGCCACTTTGATCTGAAGCGCAGTTAGATTGTCCCTGAGCGCTTTTAGATCATTCTGAGCATTTTTTGACCCCTGGTAGGGGAACCGCCGTGTGAGAACATAGGTATTCTTGGTCGGGCTGAAGCAGATGATTGAGTTTGCAACTCGAAAGCTGCTGGCGAGGCAGGAACTTGCTGGCCCTGGAACGGGAAGCAACCCGTTCACAGACAGGAAACGTGACTGCATAGGGTAATTGAGGTTGAATGGCTTCCTGTATTCGCCATCATTACTGGCAGTCGATGTCAGGTTGTCCAGTGCCGTGATACCGCTTTGAGAGCATGACATCATAAGGCAGGAGAGAAACGCAGATATTGTAATTATTCCTTTATTTTCCATGACTTGCCCATAATATTAATGACATTGACGTAGCGTAATTGTACACTAAAATGGAATTTTATTAACTGCTTTCTGCTGGAAAAATTGCGCTTGGCGATGACGTGTATGAATGCCGATCGGAAACTTTTTTCTTGACGTTTCTCTAGCCCCGTTGACATATTGCCGTCACCCAAGCTGCGCCCGGAGCGGACCCCCCGCTGCGGGCGCTTTGCGTTCCGGGAGGCCTCATCCATGACGATCCGCAAGCTCTGCGCGGCTTCTGGCTGCGACGACCTCGCTGTGCCTGGCGCCGCGCTCTGCGAGCTGCACGAGGCCGAGCGGATAGACCGGGGCCGCGCGCGGCGGGCGAAGGTGAAGACGGCCGAGGAGATCCGGCGCCGCTCGAAGCTCTATGCCAGTCCGGCCTGGAAGAAGGCGCGCGCCGCCTTCCTCGAGGCCAACCCGCTCTGCGTCGATTGCGCGGGGCTCGGGCTGGTGACCCCGGCAGCCGAGGTCGATCACATCGCGCGCCACGAGGGCGACCGGGCAAAGTTCTGGGACCGTTCGAACTGGCAGGCGCTCTGCAAGAGCTGCCACAGCCGCAAGACCGCCCGCGAGGTTCTCGGGCGGTAGACCCACCGGGGGGTGTCCAAAAATCGACGCCCCCCCTCGGGAACCGCGCATGGGAGCTTTCCTGTTGCGCGGGCCGAATTGGCAAAAAAAGCCCACGATTATAAGCCCCTTAGGGAGGTCCGATGCGCGGTCAGAAGCCGAAGCTCGACAATGTCGTGCCGATGAAGGCCGACCAGACGGTCCCGGTGCCCGAGGCGCCCGACTGGATGAGCGCCGAGGGGCGGGACGCCTGGGAGCGGCTCGCGCCGGAGCTGGCCGCCAAGCGGCGGCTCGACCCGACCTATCACGACCCGTTCGCGATCTATTGCGAGGCGGTGGCCGATGTCATCCGCTTCACCGGCGATATCGCCGCCTTCGGCAGCTGGTACGAGGTCGAGACCCGGAACGGGCGGCAGCAGAAGAAGCGCGCGGTCTGGGGCCAGCGCCAGGACGCGATTGCCACCATGAACCAGCTCGCCGCGCGCTTCGGGATGACGCCGGTCGACGAGGCGCGGATGAGCGCGGGCGGCCAGGGCGATCTCTTCGGCGAGATCCTGAGGACACTCGATGGACCCGATTGACCACCCGGTCTCGCGCTATGCGCTCGATGTGATCGAGGGCCGCGAGATCGCGGGCACGCTGGTGCGGCTCGCTTGCGAACGCCACCTGATGGATCTGGAGACCGGCCGCGACCGCGGGCTCTGGTTCGACTGCAAGCTGGCCTCGCGCGTCCTGAACTTCGCCCGGCTGATCAAGCACACGACGGGTCCGGCGGCGGGCCGCCCGCTGGAGCTGACGCCCTGGCAGGTCTTCCGGCATGGCTCGGTCTTCGGCTGGAAGCAGGAGGACGGGCTGAGGCGGTTCCGCACCACCTATCACCAGGTCGCGAAGAAGAACGGCAAGACCACCGACACGGCGGTGCCGATGCTCTTCACCCAGCTCTTCGACGGCGAGGCCGCGCCGCAGGGCTTCTGCACCGCGACCACGCGCGACCAGGCGGGGCTGCTGTTCCGCGAGCTGCGGCGGATGATCAAGGCCGCGCCCGCGCTTTCGGCCTTCATGGATCTGGGCAACAAGCACGTGATCACGACCGGCTGCACCAATGGCACGATCCGGACGCTCAGCCGCGACGGCAACTCGGCCGATGGCATCAATCCGAGCTTCGTCGCCCGCGACGAGGTGCACCGCTGGACCGACCGCGAACTGGCCGAGGTGGTGGTCAATTCGATGATCGCCCGCGCCCAGCCCATCGACTGGGCGATCACCACGGCAGGCGCCGACATGGCCTCGATCTGCGGCGAGCTGAGGGAATATTCCGCGACCGTCCTGAGGGGCGATGTCGAGGATGACAGCTTCTTTGCCTATGTCGCCGAGCCGCCTGCCGATTGCGACGTGGGCGATCCGGTGGCCTGGAAGATGGCCAATCCCAATCTGGGCATCGCCTTCAGCGAGGAGCGCTTTGCCGAGCTTTACCGCGAGGCCACGGTGATCTCGGGCAAGATGCCGAACTTCCGGCGGCTGCACATGAACCTCTGGACCGAGGGCGCGCAGTCCTGGATCGAGCGCGAGATCTGGGACAGGGGCGCCGAGCCCTTCGCGCCCGAGGCGCTTTACGGCCGCCCGGCCTGGGTCGGGCTCGATCTGTCGAAGACCACCGACCTGACCTCGATCTGCATCGCGATCCCGAAGGACGGGCAGGTCTACCTGGTCAGCTATTCCTTCCTGCCCTCGGGGCCGAAGGGCTTCATCGCGCGGGCGCAGAGCGAGAAGCGGGAATACGTGGCCTGGCGCGATCAGGGCTGGCTGGAGGTGCATGGCGGCGGCGTGATCGACGAGGACCGGGTGATCGAGCGGCTGGAATGGATCCGGGCGCGCTTCGATCTGCGCGAGCTGTCCTATGACCGCTGGGGGATGAAGTATGTGGCGAAGGAGCTGGTCAAGCGGCGCTTTCCGCTGGTCGAGCATGGCCAGGGCTATGCCTCGATGTCCTCGCCGATGAAGCGCTTCGAGCGCGCGGTGGCGCAGGGGCGGCTGCGGCATGGCGGCAATCCGGTGCTGGCCTGGGCGGTGGGAAATGTCCATCGCGACGAGGATGCCGCCGAGAACATCAAGCCCAACAAGGCGCGCTCGAAGGGGCGGATCGATCCGGCGGTGGCCGCGATCATGGCGCTCGGCCGCGCCGAGGCGGAGGCGGGCAAACGCAAGGCACGGGACGTGGCAATGGTATGATCGGACTTCCTTTCCTCACGCGCGGCCGGAAAGCCGAGGCCCCCCGGCCCGAACCCCGGCGCGAGCCGCCGGTCACGGCCGGCATGGCTGCGGCCGGACCTGTCGAGCCTTCCGGCACGCGCCATCCCGCGTCCTGGTTCGGCGATCTCTGGGCGGGCGGGCAATCGCGCGTGCGCTCGCTGCCGGTGGTGACGCCGCTGGCGGCGCAACGCCATGCCACGGTCTTTGCCTGCTGCAACGTGATCGCGGGCGATCTCGCCAAGGTGCCGCTGCGGCTCTACCAGCGGATGGGGCCGAGCCGGGCCGAACCGGTGGTCGAGCATGCCGCAACGTACCTGCTGAACACCGAATCCGCCCCGGGCGTGGCGGCCCGTCTCGCCCGCTTCGCGCTGGTCTATGCCTTCGCGCTGCGCGGCCGGGGCTATGCCTATGCGCCCCGCGACGGCGCGGGCGAGCTGACGCTTCTGGATGTGATCCGCCCCGATCTCTGCGCCGAGCTTCGCGACGGCCGGGCGCGCTTCTATGCCTTCGAGGACGGGGCCGGGATCCAGCGCCGGGCGCCGTCCCGGGCGATGGTGCATCTGCGCTACATGGCCGAGGACGGCTGGACCGGGCGCAGCCCCTTGCAGGTCGCGGCCGAGTCGGTGGGGCTCGCGCTCGCCGGTCAGGAGGCGGCGGCGCGGGCGGCTTCGGGCGTGCAGATGCGCGCGGTCCTGAAGATGGAGGATGTCTACGAGGACGATGAGGCCTGGCACCGCAATGCCCGCCGCGTGCGCAACGCGCTGACCGATCCCGAGGCCAACGGGATCCCGATCATCGGCGCCACCGACGACATCAAGTCGCTGGATCTCTCGGCCGCCGATCAGCAGCTTCTGGAAAGCCGCAAGTTCGACCGCGAGCAGATCGCCGCGATCTACCGGGTGCCGCCCTCGAAGCTGCAGATGCTGGAACACGGGGTGAAGGCCAACGGCCAGCAGCAGGCCATCGATTACAAGACCGACTGCCTGTTGCATTGGGGCGGCTTCGTCGAGGCGCAGCTGGCGCTCGGTGTGCTGACCGAGGCGGAACGGCGGGCCGGGCTCTTCTTCCGGCACGATTACGACGCGCTGATGCAGGCGACGACGAAGGAGCGCTACGACGCGCTGAAGGCGGCGGTGGGCGGCCCGTTCCTGACCGCGAACGAGGCCCGCGCCGAGGACGGCCGCGCCCCGGTCGAGGGCGGCGACCGCCTCAACCCCGCCCCCAACATGACCCGCGACGAGGATGCCGGGGCCGAGACGACGGAAGGGAAAGACTGATGGAGATGACGATTGCCAGCCTTCTGGGCGCCGCCCCCCTGGCGCTGGATCACGACTTCGGGGCGGGGCTTCTGGGGCTGCCGTTGCCCGCCGCGCCTGCCGCCGGGCCAGCGCTTTCCGGGCCGGTCGAGGTGGCCCGCGGCGAGCGCTTCGCGGTTGCGCGGGGTGTGGCGGTGATGCCGGTGCGGGGCGTGCTGACGCCCAATGCCGAGATCCTCGAACGCTTCCTCGGCTGGGCGACCTTCGCGGGCATCGAGGCCTCCTGCGGGGCGCTGGCCGCCCAGGAGGACGTGGCGGCGGTGGTGATCGAGTTCGACACGCCGGGCGGGCTGGTCCTGGGCGGCGCCGCCGCGGCGGGGGCCATCGCGGCGCTGGCGGCGGTCAAGCCTGTCCATGCCCTGGTCAATCCGCTGGCGGCCTCGATGGGCTATCACCTGGCCAGCCAGTGTTCGGAGATCGCGATGACGCCGGGCAGCCTCGCGGGCTCCATCGGCATCATGCGCCAGGCGGGCTGGCCGGTCGGCCCGGACGGGGCGGGCCAGCAATGGCAGATCTTCACCTCGACCCATGCCCGCGCCAAGCTGCCGAACCCCGAGACCGAGGCGGGCCGGGCCGAGATCCGGCGCGATCTCGATGCCCATGAGGCGGCCTTCCATGCCGATGTCGCCCGCGGCCGGGGCATCGCCCCCGAAGATCTGGCCGCGCGGCTGTCGGTGACCGACGACCCGGCCGATGGCGGGGCGACCTTCGGGCCGGAGGCGGCCATCGCCCGCGGCCTTGCCGACCGCGCCGAGACCCGCCTGGCCTTCTATGACCGGATCTTTGCCGCCCATGCGCCGAGGCCCGCCGCCCGGCGGGGCTCCGGCCGGGGCCATCTGGCGCAAGCCGCCGCCGCGCAGGCCCGCGCCACGCTCTGAACTTCCCGAGATCGGGAACTTGCCGCCCCGTCCGGATCGCTCCGGGCGGGGCTTTTGCTTTTGCCAACCAGGAGAACGACATGCCCAAACCCCGTGACCTGAACGATCTGCGCCGCGAGCGCCGCGCGGCGGCCGCGCAGATGCAGGAGCGCGCCGATGCGCTGGCCGCGCTCGAAGGGGCGGAAACGCCCGATACCGAGGCCATCGCCGCGGCCGAGACCGCCTTTGCCGAGGCGCAGGCGGGCTTCGAGACGCTGAACGCCCAGGTCGGCCGGGCCGAGGCCGCGGAAGCCGCCCGCGCCGCCGCCGCAACCGGGGGCGACGATCCGGCCCCGGGGACGGGGACTCTCCCCACCGGCGCGAACCCGGGGACCGGGTCTCCTGCCACGCCCCGCAATCCCGCGCATCGGGGCGTCGAGGTGGGCTTCATGCTGCATGCGCTGGCGGCCAGCCGGGGCGACCGCGAGCGCGCGGTGGCCCGGCTCGAAGCCGACGGCCATTCCGGCGTTGCCGCGATCATGTCGGGCGCCTCGGAAGCCGCGGGCGGCATCACCATTCCCGCCGCGCAATCCGAGGAGCTGATCGCGATGCTCACCCCGCGCGTCACCGTCCGGGCCTCGGGCGCGCGCACCGTGCCGATGCCGGCCGGTGAGCTGCGCACCGCGCGCCAGAGCGCAGGCGCGACCGCGGGCTATGGCGCCGAGACCTCGGCCATCGCGGAAAGCGAGATGAGATTCGATGCGGTCGACAAGTCCTTCAAGCTCCTGCGCGCGCTGGTGCCGCTCTCGAACAGCCTCTTGCGGCATTCCTCGGTCGCCATGGCCCAGCATGCCCGGGACGATCTCCTGAAGGCGATGGCGCTGCGCGAGGATCTGGCCTTCCTGCGCGGCGACGGGGCGAATGACACGCCGAAGGGGCTGCGCAACTGGGCGCTGGCCGACAACTGGCGCGCAGGCATCGCGGGCACGGCCGCGGCGGCCGAGGCGGCGGTTCGCTGGGCGGTCTCGACGGTCGAGGACGCCAATGTCGGCATGGTGCACCCCGGCTGGATCATGCGCGCCTCGGCCAAGAACTGGCTGGCCTCGCTCCGCGATGACCGCGGCAACCCGGTCTTCCCCTCGATCGATGCCAGCGGGACGCTGAAGGGCTACCCGATCCGCACCACCTCGCAGGTGCCCGACAATCTGGGCGCGGAGGGCGACGGCACCGAGATCACCTTCGCCGATTTCGACGAGGTGGTGATCGGGGACGCGATGCAGATCGCCATCGCCGCCTCGACCGAGGCCGCCTTCGTCGATGCCAATGGCGAGACGATCTCGGCCTTCCAGCGCGATCTCACGCTGATGCGCGCGGTCTCCGAACACGATCTCGCGCCCAGCCATGACGAGGCCATCGCGGGCTTCACCGCGACCGGCTGGTCGCTCTGAGCCCCGCCACCGTTCCCCAATTCCGAGAGGTATCCGACATGACGAAGGTCATTCTGAAGTTCCGCCGCGCCCATGGGCGCTACAACCGCGGCGAGGTGGCGGGGTTTGCGCCCGCGCTGGCCGCGAAGCTGACCCGGGGCGATGACCCGGTGGCGACGGTCTTCGACCGGGCGGCCGAGGCCCGGCTTGCCGCCGCGCCCGTCGATCCGGCCGAACTGGCGGCGCGTGCCGCCGATCTGGCCGCCCGCGAGACGGCGCTTGCGACGCGCGAGGCAGCCCTGGCCCAGGCCGAGGCGAAGGCCGAGACCGGCGCGCCGCCGAAGCAGGGCAAGGCCGCCGGGAAAGAG